GATCAGTACGCTTTCTGTTGCGTTCATTTTGTCAATGTCTATTTCGCCAGATCCGTCGAAAGTATTGAAATAGTACAACTGCTTGTGTCCATATTTATAGCACAACAATAGATGTTGTAACATGGTACTCATTGGAATCTTTTCATCTTCGTAGTGCTGCGGGTTGTACGAAGTGTTTACACTGATACCTTGATCAATATACTTTTGCAAGATTGCAGTAATCTTCAAATAACCTTCTGGTGATTTCTGATCCCAAAGCAGTTCATATTTGTTTTTCAGTCTTGGATAGCCCGGCACCACTTGCTTTAGTACGCCGTCCTTGCTTTGCTTGATACTAACAAACGCACGAGGTGGCTCGATGCCGTTTGTGCTGTTTGATATTTGTGCTGACGTTTCAGCAGGCATAAGAGCCATCAGTGTTGAGTTGCGAATACCAGTGGCTTTGAGTTGTTCGCGCAAGCCAGACCAATCAACACAGTCTTTGTGTGGTACAAGTTCATCAACTTCTTTCTTGTAAGTGTCAACAGGTAATACACCATCGCCATACTTGGTTTCGTGATTCTTTGGACATGCACCCTGTTCGGCTGCAAGATCTGCTGATGCTTTGATAAGATAATAACTCCAATGCTGTGCCCAAGTATCAACCAATGGCAATGCTGCTGGATCACTGTAGCTAACATCATTTTTAGCCAACCAAAACGCAAAGTTAATAATGCCAACACCCAATGGACGTCTGTTTTCAGTTGCCATCTGTGCTGCAATAATTGGGTAGTTCTGATACGTTAGCAAGGCATCAAGGCCTCGAACTGCCAGTGTACAAGCCTTTTCCATATCCTCGGGAGACTTAAACACACCCCAGTTGATTGCGCTCAATGTACACAATGCAATTTCACCGTTAGGATCATTTACATCATTCAATGGTTTAGTCGGTAGATCAATTTCACAGCACAAGTTACTTTGTTTAATTGGAGCAACGTCAGTTTTAAAACTGCTATGACTGTTTGCATGATCTACGTTTTGTAGATAGATACGTCCTGTATCTTTGCGCTCTTGCATGAACGCACTGAACAGTTCTTGTGCGTTTATTGTTTTCTTGCGTAGACGTGTGTTACGCTCTGCTGTTTCATACAAACGTTTAAATTCGTCCTGGTCGGCAAAGAAAGCATCATACAAGCCTGGTACATCATGCGGTGAGAACAGTGTGATATTGCCGCCTGTCATAAGACGCTCATACATCAGTTTGTTAAACTGTACACCATAATCCATGTGACGCACACGATTGTCTTCAGTGCCTTTGTTGTTTTTTAGTACTAGTAGATCTTCAACTTCATAGTGCCAAATAGGATAATAAAGTGTTGCAGCACCATTGCGCACACCGCCTTGGCTGCATGAACGTGTTGCTGCTTGAAACATTTTGTAAAAAGGAATAACACCTGTGTGATATGCATCACCGTTTCTAATAGGTGAACCTAATGCTCTAATGCGTCCGCCGTTGATGCCAATGCCAGCTTTTTGTGACACATACTTAACAATTGAGCTTGATGTGGCATTGATTGAATCAAGGCTATCATCAGTTTCAATAAGCACACAACTTGAAAACTGTCTTTGTGGTGTACGCACGCCTGCCATAACAGGAGTTGGAAGACTTACTTGATGTGTTGAGATAACATCATAGTAGTCTTTGACATATTGTAGTCTTGTTTCACGCGGGTAGTCTTGGAACAGTGTAGCAGCAATCAACATGTAAGCCATTTGTGGAGTTTCGTATAGCTGCTTGGTTACACGATTTTGCACAAGATACTTGCCGCGAAACTGCTCCATAGCAGCATAAGTTAATTCTTCATCACGATCATGCTTAATCCAACTATTGATTGTGTTCCATTCTGTTTCAGTATATTCAGTTAACAATTCTGCATCATAAAATCCAGCTTTGACATTGTGTTTTACTAGATCATATACATGCCACGGGCCGAAGTCTCCGTATACCATTTTGCGAATATGATATGATATCAAACGTCCAGCAACATACTGATAGTTTGGAGTTTCTTCTGAAATTAAATCTGCTGCACTTTTAATAAGTGTTTCTTGAATATCGCTGGTACTGATACCTTGGTAAAACTGAATGTGACTTTTGATTTCCACTTGACTAGCACTAACGCCTGTGATACCCTGTGTGGCCCAAAAAACTACTTTGTGCAGTTTTTCGATGTTTAGCGGCTCTTTGCTACCATCGCGTTTAGTTACTAGTATTTCCATGTGATACCCCTATCGAATTTTATTTTTAAACATGGCAGAATCCATGCTGCGAGCAATTTCTAAGTTAGCTGTTGAATTGATATTTAACACTTGGCCAACATCCCAATTCAATATATATTTCCCCTGGTTCAATGATACTATATAATCGTTTTCTTTTGTTTCTTGAATAGATAAGTCATTGATATCTGTACGATCCAACATCAGTATAGTATAACTGATACCCAAGCATTTTGCAAGATCACAATAGGTGTTTTCGGCAATTAAATCCCAAGGATTGGGCCAGTCTTTTACCAAATCCCAATGCAAATAATGCAGTACCAATGGTGCATGTTGCCACCAATTGTGTATTGTGTTTATCGCTGTATCAAGGTCAGGTTCAGATTTACATTGCTTTCGTAAGTCAGCCCATGCGATCAGTCTAGTTTGTGAATGGCTTTGCCACATATAAGTTTAGATGCCTAAATGCTCGAGTGAATATTTAAAAGTGCCTGCGGCAGTTGATGTATATTGTACACTTATGGTGCTTCCGCTTTGTACTACACTTAGTACAATTGCGCTTGGGTTGTCTTCGCTGTAATCGTCAACATATGCAAGTGTGCCTGCACTGTCGTCAGAATCTTGTGCAACAACTCTGAGTGTACCAAAACGTATTACATTTGTAAGTGGATCTTTAAACTGATAGATACAATTAAATGCTGTTGCGTTTGCTGTGTTCACAGTAAAGATTGTTGTTGGCGAACCTTGCACAGTTAAACTTGCGCTTACACCAGCAAGTCTGTGATATGTGCCAAACTCAATTTCTTCGCCATTGATAAGTGCATAACATGCCTTGTTGTTGAGATCAATACGTGGCTGGACCAAGTTGTCAGCATCACTGCGCTCAAACATGTCGCCAATGCTTACATTGTTGTCGCCGCTGATGTCAATTATGGCTGCGCTGGCATTACCTGCACCCAAGAAGTCATTGCCAACTCCAAGAAAGATATTATACGCACTAACATTGTATGCAATTGCACCAATGATAATGCCCTGCTTGGCCACTGCGTCAAACAGATTCTGCACAATACGCACACCCTCAGGACCGCCATTAACTGGAGTTCCGTCTCCAAGTACCACAGCTTGATAAAGTGTTTTAAACTGTGAATTTTGTACTGTTACGCCTTGGATGTTTTCATCGGTGTTAATACCATAAGTTAGTTGACTGAACTTACAATTGTTAAACTCAATTTGTTTGGTTGTGTAGGCTACTGTACTATCAAATCTTACACCTGCTAGGTCATCCGCTGCACTGGTAAGATCACTTTGCAAAAGAGAACCTTCAAAGTTCACATTGTTAAACGACACTTGTTCGGCACGATCAACTAGCACAAGATCAATGTCTTCCACTGATGTAAAGGTCATACCTGAAATTACAATCTGCTTTGGCGGTGTTGCACTGTTGTTGCCAATGTTAACACCAGTTTGTTGCAAACTGTCAGCAGTACGCATCACATAAGGACCAAAACTACTGTCGCTAGCAACATCCATTTCGATAATTGCACTGTCAGGACCATCGCCCCATAGCTGCGCAAATGGAGGAACAGCAATTGACTGTGTTACTCTGTATGTTCCTGCCGGAAAGTAAAGACTGCGGCGAACAGTGGTATTTGTTTCACGACAGAACAGTTGATACAATGCTCTGTTAATGGCATCAGTGTCATCTGTTACGCCATCACCAGTTGCGCCAAAATCAAGTACGCTGGCAAAGTTGTCAAGTTTTGCTTGCAAACTTTGTGTTACTGGATCACCTGATGTTGGTCCAGTTTGCGCTGTGTATCCAGCATGCTCACCTTTGTAAGTATAACTGGTTGCGAGGTTCAAGATATCGCTATACTGTGTTAGTATTTCTGTGTTACCTACTGCTGGTGCGCCTTCTGCAAGCGTACCGTTACCAATGTAAAGTTTACGCTGATCGATTACCCAACCAAACTCTGCACCAGCCAGTTGAGGTAGGTTCTCACTGAGGCCTTTACGGTTGGTAATACGAGATACTTGAACTATTGCCATCTTTTATCTAAACTCCGGAATCTAAGTGTATTTAGCTGCCTGTGTAGTATTGTTCAACTCTCTTCCACCACTGCTGACGCCAATGTTCAAAATCATCGCCTTCAACTACAAACTCTTGATACACAGGATCATTTTTTAAATGACCCATTTCGTCAATGTCTGGCTTGACAGCCATAAGCACTACACCCTTGCGAATGTTTGTGCCATATACTTCGTTGTGTGCTTCGGCATATGCACACAGTTGCAGTTTGTAGTCTTCGATCCACTCTTCTTTTTTAGGCTTGTTGCTCTGCTTAAAGTCCATAATTGCTTCGCTGCCTGAGTGTACACCAACACAGTCAGTGGTTCCAGCATAAATGCCCGGGAAGTACATAGGAACTTCTACACCCCATACTTCATTAACATTACACATACCTTCACGTATCACAGTTTCTGCCATAGCATGGCTTTGCCAACTAAACGGATTGTTACCACGTTCTTTGATTTCACCATTTAGAACATAATTTTCCAAATAGGTGTGCATTCTTGTACCACGATTGGCTGCTTCTGTGGTAATAGCCTGTGCTTTCTGTTCACCAACTCGTCGGCGCCAATTAGCAAGAGCTTCCATCTTCTCTTTGCTTTTGGTCTTGTCAAGTATTGTAGTAACACTGGGTACAGGTGCACCAGTAGGAGTTGTATAATGTCGTTTGCCGTCAATGTTGGTTCGCGACATTGCTTTGTATTGGAATTTTTCTATTAACATATAGCTATTGTACAGTAATTACAACAGAAGTCAAGTAGTTTATGTAAGTTCGTTAGCCGAATCTGCCATGCCAGCCACTGTGTCTTGCGCTTGATCAACTGTCATGGTGTCTGCTTCTGCTTCGTCGCCGCCAGCTCCACTTAGTATGATTTCTTCATCGGTTACATTGACAATAATGTTTTTGAGTGGATCTTCGCCAGCCAGTGTGCGCAATTGACTGTCAGTGATGTTGACACCCATATTGTGGGCCATGCTTAAAAAAACTTTAATAGGAACTGCCTTGCTACTGTTGGTATCGTCTGTGCGTCCATGAAGGTATTCTGCGAGTGCTATTAGTTGTTGAGCAGACGGATTGTCTGATCTTTCAGTAAACTCGCGGATACGCATTTATCTACGAGCTCTTCCTAGGCTGCCCATTTCTGGTTCTTCAACATCAACGTCGACATCAACATCAGGAACTTCAATGTCTGCATCAACGTCTACTTCAGCATTTGGATCAACTGGAGCAGCAACTTCTTCAGCACCTGGAACAACTGGCTCTTGTCCAGTTAGTGTGCCCTGTGCAGTTTCCATGCCAACTTTGGCAGCTTGTACCGCATCAACTAGAGCAGCAAGTGCAGCACTAGCAGCATTGTTAAATGCCTGTGATTCGTTTGTGCCAACTGTACTTGAAATGCTTGCACTCAACGCAGGAAGGTCCTTGAACTGCATAGCAGTTACGTCTTCTAGCATATCTTGGATTCTATCAACCATGTCTTGTGCAGCAAGTACGACCTGAGCCTGCTGTACTTCGTCTTCAGTTAGATATGCACCATTCATTTTCAGTCTAATATTTTCGTCTGAACGTAGTTTGTTTAGGATTGAACCAGCAACTCTTTCGCCGGCAGCTTTTGATCCATATTTTTTAGCAGCACTTTTGGCAATCTTTGAAAAGTTCTTGCCTTTTTTGCCAATGTCTTTGCCAGCACGAGCTTTCTTTGCTGAATAATCGCCTTCGCCAAGATCAATATCACCTTTGTCAACAGCCATTTTAAACTGTGCAGCCGCTTGTGGATTGTTTGCAGTACCAATAGTTTCGCCATCGGCTGTGATTTTCATTGTGCCAGTTTGTGGCTCAAGTTTCACATCAGCTTCGCGCATAGCAAGTCTTGCTGCAAGGCCTCTTTCCATAACCAACAGTTTTACAAAACCAGGATCGCGTTCACTGGTATGTGTACGATGCTCACTGATTAAACTGCGAACTTTTGTCAACATGCTTTTTGCTGCTGATGAAGCCATGTTTTCAAAGTCAATGCTTTTACTAAAATAGCTTTCTAAAACTTTCTGCGACTGTTTAGTCTGCGGTGATTCTAGGTCGAATAGTTTCATTATCAAATCCTTTTTGCTGCCAGTATTTAGCAACATTTATACTTTTGTTAATTTGTTTTCTCAGTGATTGATACTGATCTTTTGCAACATCCAAGCGGTTAAGTGTAATTTCTCGCTGCATTGGCGTAATTTTGCGGCTATTAATAAAGTGACGGTAATGCATCATTTCACTTTGCTTGCCGTTTAACTGATTTTCTAAATATAACAGGTTGTTTGCATTTGTTACTTGATTGTATTTGTCAAATATGCACCAAGCAAGTGCAATTCTACAACTGCTACACGAAACTACATAGTCATCTTGTTTCCAAATTTCATATTCATCTGAAAATTTAATTATTTCATAGTCAGCAAATGCAAAAATAGTATCATCATTGCGAAAAATTGCATTGGGATTTGTTGCAAGAATATTATCTGCAATTTTTTGTAAAAAATTTGAGGCTTGTTTTGCTTTTAATTGACCACGTATGTTATTACCAACCATCCAACTACTCCTAAAAGAGATGCAATTATACCAGTGCCCCAGCCGATTAGCTGGTCATTTCTGCGTTGTGCCATTTTTTCAACCATGACATGCACTTCATTAATTAGCATTTCTAAACGATCAACTTTAGAATCTAAAGCTTCGATGCATCTAGCCATTGCTTTGTATCGCTCAGCGCATAAGTCAACGTGCGCTTCTAAACTCTTTTTTTCAATTGGTGTGGTATCAGCCATTTGTGTTCT